TCTTCAGTGTGGGTAATGCCTGTGTCGCCTGTCAACTTCGCGCTTAGACCGTACTTCGACATCATGAAAAGAATCCCGAGGGTAGTCGCCTTCATGAGATCTCGTTCGGCTGAGTGAGTTTTCTTTGTCCCATTCTCAGGAATCGTTCCCGCTCTTTTCGCCATGTAAAGATACGGATCGCCCGATAAGTAGGCTTCGATCATGTCCTGATCTTCTGATAGTAGTGCCGCTAAGAAAAATTCCTGCTGGCCGTAATCGAGACCCGCGAGATAGTAACCTTTTGCTGGTTCTACGAGAGCTCGCATCCACGCTGGCTTTAGGAACATAAATCCGGTGGCTGCTGGCTGTGATCGGCCAGATTGAGCGCCATATATGTTCATATAAGGTCGCACTCGCTTGTCAGGTCCGACAGCACTCCAAAAGGTCCGTTTGCCGGGCTTGGCATCGGCGAAACCGTACAGGGATTGTTTAAGCTTCAAAAATCGCACCATTTGTGCGCCAAAATTCCCGCGGGGATAGTCGTGGGCGTAGTTAAAGTGGCGCTGGAAAGCTTCGAGAGATAGGGACAAACTGCCACCATCTGTTTCCATCCAGTTTTCCTCATTGAAATCGTTATCCGTGAGCCACTGTTTGGTAGCCTTTTGATCCCAGCTAAATTTACAGGTCTTGCCGTTCCATTTAAAGGGCCTCACAGTGCCGTTAAACTGGCTATTAATGTCCCGCTGTAATTCAGTGATGATCGACGGAATCTGCCGGGAAAAGTTCTTTGTGGCCTCGTGGTTGATCGGGTAGCCCACTGACTCCATGATCGCCGTGTGTGCAGAATACCTTCCTCGCCACAGTGCGTCATGGAGGTATGCCTGCATATCAAGTTCATCGGGGTGAACTAATGAGACATACTCCATTTTGATCGCGGTCCAAAGGATGGGGAGGAACACCACATCGACCCCGTTGTAGTTCAGGATGCGTTCGCGTTCTTCTTTGGTAAACTTTGCAGGGGCGGAAATGATGGGATCTCGGCAAGCATCTTTCTCAGCGGTATCTCTGATCTCTCCGGTCAGTTTATAAGTGGCTTCGGCGAGAGAATGAGTCGGCTTAAATCCTTTGCCATCCTCTTCGGTGCGGTCCCACTTCGAGGGTGGTTTCTTGAAAGTCTGAACTCTGCCATCGACGAGCTGCTTGCCCCAATTGAGTTTGTCATTGTGATTGGAAAGCATTCGGTACTCTAAAAACAGATCGACCCATTTCCAGTTCAGTGGATCAAGGTTCAATGAATAGAAAGATCTCGCCTCTGCCACACAAGCATAGCCACAAATGTATTCGTACTTTTTCAAGTGATCACGGAGGCGAGATTTTTCTTCAGGGGAATTGTGAAGCCAAAACTTTTTAGTTTCTTTAGTCGCGAGATCGTGGGTCACGCAGGAGACTAGATTTACACATTCGCTGGTTGTGTTGTTGAACTCGAAATCCGTGTAGAGGAGATTCGGTTCTTTATAAGGCGGTTGCTTCTTCACGATGTTTCCCCTGTTCTTAGGTTCTTCTGGCTGTTAAGGTTTTATTCCATAGGGGTTAAGTTATTGTCAACTGCAATTAATAAATCTTCATCAGAAAATAATCAGACGTTAACAACTGACGATATCAAATGGCTTTTCAATGAGTTACGGAAAGCCTCAGTAATTTGGTCAGGAAGAAAAGAGGTCCTGGCACTTTCTAGGAAGAAAGTTTTCCTTCGTCGTGCTAAGAATGGGAACCCAGTTTATAAGTTTCAATGGCAGTGTGCTATTTGTGACAAATGGTTCATGAAGGAAACGGATATGGAAGTGGACCATATTTCCGAGATAGGTGGGGTCACGGCGTTCACAGGTGACTGGAATGAAGTGATCAGAAAGATGCTCCCGAGGCCAGTTGAGAAACACCTCCAAGTTCTGTGCAGAGTGTGCCACCTAAAAAAGACCAACCTTTACTGTTCTGCCCGATCAAAGTATAAACGTAAGAATGAAAAAAATTTCGAGGACTGATCATCTTTATCACCCGATTATTGATTTGGCGAAGCGGCTTTCAGTGGCGACGTGGTAACTGCTTTTAGCCCGGCATCGAGAGTGTTAAATAGCTCATCGAAAACGCCTACGGTGTCCTTGCACTGATTCGATAAGCAGTTCCGTAAAATTGTATAGCGAAGGATTTCCCAATCCTCTGACATGAGAACGATCCCGCGTCTCTTTTGGATATCCCAAACTTCCTTAGAGATGCGGCCTTCTTCGTCTGAAATAGTCTTTACCCAGTACCCGTCACCGGATGCAGGCAGGGTGATGTGTGCCTTGAAGTCTGGAATGCGAACCGTGGCACACGAGGAAAGCATGAAAAATAGAAGTATATATTTATTCACGTTTCTTCCTCGTCATTTTAGCGAATTTTCTGAATTGGACGATCACTTCGTCATCGATCTTCTTCGTCTCTTCGGGAGTGAGCTCGCGGCCCGTCTTTCTGATCTCTTCGATGAGACGATCTGCCGCTTCCATTGAGCCATCGAAGTTTGCTTTATCGATAGCGCCTAGAAGTTTCTCGGCACCTACGTTTAGAATCACGAGACCTCCTGATGCCATCCGAGAGAAGAACTTAGTGAGAAGCCAGAAAAGAATTTTGCCTGATAATCCCACTGTCAGAAAAGAAGTCGGGGGATAGGCGGCGAGAGCTGCAACCACACTAGCAGCACTCGCGGCACCAATCCCATCCAGATCATACTTTGGAGCTGACAGTGGGAAACTCATGATACTACTTAATTCCTAGAATGCTTTTGATTCCTGCTACTGCTGAATCATCCCATTTAGTTTCGGTCTTTGCCGCTACTTTTTCAAGGATGTTAAAGATGTTAGATTTGATTGCGAGGCTTGATTCAACCTTCGCAAAACCATCTAAGTCTTTTTCGTATTTTACAGCTAATGAAACACCGCCCGCAGCATCGACATCGACGATAAGGTTTCCTGCTTCTCCATCAAATTTTTGATCTACTTCATTTCCTTCTAACATGTCATATCCTCTTTTTTATTTGGTTTGTTTTCTTGGACTTGCGCCCTCTCTAGCCTATCAACCCTACCATATAAATTGTCAAGCCTATCTCCGTGTTGCTTCAAATCCTCACGAAGTGCTGCTGATACTTTTTCGATAGCGTGGGTAAGTCCCTCGAAGTTTGATCTTATTTCCTTCTTCACTCTTCCCGAGTGAATGAACGATGCCATCGTGAAGAATAATCCGAATTGCGCCATCTGGCTTTCGCTCAATACCCCGAACATATCAGTCACGGTTTTAAGGAGATCGGGAGACATAAATAGAGCTGATGCAGAGGTGAACCCGATTGCTAGGGAGGCTGGTTTGTTGGCAAGTAGTTTCTTTAACAGACCATTTTTTTCTTCCGGTTTTTTCTCATCAGCCATGCTCTTGACCCCCTTGACTAAATGTACGGTAATGCCCCACCAAATGCAAAACCCCAGAGAAAAATTCCCTGGGGCTGATGCGTCATACTAGAAGATTTCTTAAAGCTTCTTTTCGAGCTTGCAGTTTTTGAGATCACTTCCGTCAAGGTTCTGGCAATCACTTACCAGAACTCTTGGAGTAGCACATCCTGCAATCAATACTAAACAGAACAAAATAATTACTGACTTCATGTTAGTTTCCTACTTTCTTTATCGCGACATGGTTATAGGCCGCATTAGTTAAGAGTGTCCCAGAGCTTCCCTTATTTTGGAAGATAGCAACCGCCAAAGTATCACCTGCTTTAAAATCATACTCGTCGTCATATATGCAGGTAAAACCACCCGTGTATGCAGCTTGTACCGGAGCTGTGCTCATAGTGGTAGCATTTGATCCGTTCTTTAAAAGATAGACCTCAACACCTTGAGTCGCCGCCCATGTAGCAGAACTAATTGTGAGTAATCCCTTAATAGAGTATTTCCCCGGAGAGGGTATTGTGTACACCCCAGTGCTTGTGTTCATTGCATTGTGGCTGTCGTAGTCTTTAGTTCCCCACACAACCGTCACATTTGCAGCGTTTGCGAGGGTCTGCCCCGCTGCTGTCGTATAGCGAGCATTCACTGACTCAGAAGCAGCAATTGCAACTGGGCCTGATAATCGTTCAATTGACATTATGTTAGACGCCGCTCCACTTACAGTGAGGGATCCATTTGGTCTAAGGTCAATGTAATCGCCAGCGTTTAACTGAACCGTAATTGACCCGGTCACATTTGCGCCAGTAGTATAGGCCGTGTTTGTCACGTACCCATAAATAGACCCATTTTTGTAGACCGCCACAGTTGGGTTTCCAGAAGTATACGAAGCCGCGACTGAAGTTCTATAATACCCAGACACAGGCGCAGTAAATTTCCAAGATGCTCCAGTAGTAACTGCTCCGTGAGTATCAAATAGCTTTACAGAGTAATCAACGGGAGCGGATGTACTAGCTGAAGGAGTTCCGGTGATAGTATAGCTCGCCGCAACCACACGCGTATCCGCTGCATCACTCATCTGAACATTAGATGACCACCCCACAATAGGCACGGTTATGAAGCCAGAGATGTTGTCGGAACTAGCAAAAGTAACAGGAGTTGTTGGAGTAATTGCTCCCGTTGCAATGGGGGAGGTAGAGCCAGTTGCGACTGTATAATACATCAGCAATCCAGAACCACTCACCTGGATAGTTCCTCCATATGTACCTACCCCGGCTTTACGAATAGAAATAGCAGATGGATAGTCGTAGGTCGTATTATTGGTTTTAGCAGTGTCTATTGCGTAACCAGAAGGGAGAGATATGTTTGAGAGGGTGCCTACTGGGGTCCCTGTTAATGCTATGTTGAAATTAATCTCCATACTATCGCCCACGCGTCTCCATCGCCCGGTGGTGCTAGTATTTGTGAAAGAACTTAGTGTGGGAGTGTAGGCAACCCAATCAGTAATTGGACTTCCGTAGGTGTAAACGGATGGGGAAACCTTTACCTCATCAATTTTTAGAGCATACGCACTTGCACTGGTACTCCCCGCATGGAGGATCAAGCGGTATGTAGAGCCAGTTGCAGAGGTCTGAAAGTTAGAAACTACTTTTGCTGTGAGCGAAGTAGAGTTCGAGTAAACCTTGTAGGTCGATGGCTGAATCAATGTGGAGTTAGTCACATCGTAAACCCATACAGTCATGTCACCATCAGTAGTCGAAGAACCCGCTGCGAAAGTTCCAGAGGAAACTAGGTACTCGAATTCGATCTGAAGAACTTTTGCTTTGTAAGCAGTGTCCACGCTGAACTGGTATGCACACCCCTGTCCTTGTCGGTTAGCCGCATCCTTAGTGAAAAGGAAAGACCCAGTTCCGACTAGGGGCGAGCTTGTGCTCTGTGTGAAAGTAATATTTGGTGATCCCCCAGTACCATCTACCGGAGAAGTTCCAGCCGCGTCGGCATAACAAGCCCATCCAGTTGTGCCAGCCGCTTCTGCATCGCCTTGGTTGTCGATGACAAGATTCTTAACTCCGCTTCCAGAACCGAGATCCTTGAAGTTGGTTCCGTCATTCGAGAACTGCAACTTAGAAGAGGAGTTCGCCCACTTGATTTTCGGATTGGTGCTTGCTCCAGACTTAGTCAGGTTGAACTCGACAGCCTTATCAGCCGCCCCCGTCTTACCTAAAGAGAGAGTGTTGTTCGGGACCGTGAATGGTGCTACCGCCGCGAAGGTGTACGACCCAATCGTTAACGCTAAAATTAAACCAGCTAAATATTTCTTCATATCGTTCTCCTTATTCAGTCAAATTATTCGTAACTACGTTTACTGGGGCAGAGTCGGCTTCGTTCACTTCAGTAGTGCAACTTACGAATCTGCATTCAGTGATAAAATTAAATTGAAAGCTTGCTGTGATGGTGATCGCCGTGGTGAACCCGGAGAATCTACCGCCCTTGATTCTACATCCACCCGCATCGATAGTCATCCCAGTACCCGCTGTGCCGTTCGTGAAAGTGACTCCCGGCAAGAAGTCAATGCTGATGTTTGCTTTTGCCACGCTGATTGTCGTATCTATTGTTTGACTCTCTGTGACTAAAATCTTTGAGCCAGCAACCACCGCTGAGTCGGCAAGTGCCGCCGCGAGTGTCGCATGGGTGCAGTAAGATGCTGACCCAGCTATAGCCGCATAGCCTGTGAACCCACCTAGACCGAACCAGCCACCATTAGCGTAGCCCTCGAATTGAAGAGTAGTTGTATTGTATCGTAGCACTGCGGTAGGGGTTCCACTTGGTCTCTCGGCTGTGGTTCCTTGTGGGACATATACACCTTTTGTGCCAAGGAGAACTATCGCTCCCAGGGTAGGATTTACTTGGAGTAATGCAGTTCCAGAAGCCGATAAATTAAAGAATCCAGTGCCATCGATGTGGGCGAAATCGATCCACGCGTCATCGGCTTCGTTTCGAATTTTCAAGATGTCTAGGGTAGTGTCCATCCAAAACTGGAAGGGCAGACTTACCGCGGGTTCTGTAGCTCCTGAGCTATTGGATGCCAGCGCCGCAAGAGCATAGTTAATGTCTAATCGGACTGTCCGTCCGGTACTATTCGCTAAATCGAGATCGTGTTGGCTCATGCAGTTCCCCTTAATTTATTGGTTTTATGTTAACTTCGCCCCATACGCTTTTGCAAGAACATAGAAGTCTCTCGCGACCCTAGTGCCAGCAGCATTGTAAAAGGAAATATAGAATCCGGTCTTATCTAATCCAGTAATCGTTTTGTAGTCTCCTGTGATCCCGTTCAGTTCAGTGATCCCGATCGAAGGAGTGATATAAAAGTCATTAGCAAAATCCACCCAAAGATTCCCGCCCGTAGAGCTTGTGAGCTTTCCTGAGTTCCAGGTGCGGTCAACCATGTCGATGGTTACGGATAGATGTCTGATCCAAAGATTATGGTTGGGCTGATCGTTCTCGCAGACCAATTTGAACTCGGCTCCCCAAGCAGTGTACTCCGCGTTGATCACCTGTTTCCATTCCGACCAGGTAGGCGTTCCAGCAGGGTCATCACGAGTAGTACGCATCATGACCTTGGCATTAAGAGCATTGATCACATCTCCATCGAATGATTCCCAGGTGTCGATAAGGTCTAACCGCGTATCGATAAAGTTTCCGTTATCGAATGCTTCGAGATCGATGCTCGCCCGTACTTTAAACGGCCAAATCCCGCCTAGATTTAGGCTGTCTTGGAAAAGGTATTCTCCAGTGTCCACGATGTCGCCGAAGAAATCCCAAGTACCGAGCGCATCGATGTCAGGCACATCGTCCATGAGCGCATTCGAGGTAAGCGTGATAGAGCTCTCCTCCGGGATGTAAAGCATATTGTCCAGAGTCCCACCGAAGTCTGGGTCCTCAGTGATAGTTTGAATCACATTCAATGCGTACACATCAGCCACATCGGTGACTACTAGCTTCTCATTCACTGAGTAGTTGTCTGATGAGTCCACAAACTTCGCCATATAAGTTCCGGCGAGTAGTGGGGCCACAATCTGGGTTGAGTTACCAGTGATGGCTGGGAGAATATCAACCGCGTCCTGCCATAACTGATCCGTAGTTTTTGGTGTCCATCTGATTCTAATGTACCCGCCAACCAACACATCGAGGTCAGTAGCTCGGTCCCAAGAGAGGAGTGCGTTTGATTGGCTCGGGATCATCGAGAAGTTTTGCACATCGGTAGGCGGTAGAGTTTTACCGCGAACTTCGAAGGTGGTCGATGACTCTGGGGATACTACGCCTAGAGAGTTGATCGCGAGCACCCTGAACTCATAGCTGCCTGGCTGAATGTCATTGACATCGATCTCGGTGAACTGAGTTACCGGAAGAGTTATTACACTGCCGCCATTGTAAATGTAGGAGACCTTGTAATTCCCTGCGAGAGGCACTTGATCCCACGAGAAAGTAGCGCGAACTTTTACTGCGTTCGATACACTATAGAGCGACTCATTCACGATTAAGTTCTTCGGGGCAGTAGGTGCAGCAGTTAGGTCTGAGGTATCGAGTTCATCTAGCTGCGTATTGTAGTCGATGAAATCAAACTTAGATGGATAGTGTTTTAATGCCGTGATGGTGTAAGTTCCGCTGTCATTCTCTAGAACCCCGACGACCTTGTAAGGCTGAACTTCTACTGTACTGCTGCTGATTACCCACACGCTTTGAGATTGTGGGGCTGTAGTGAATGCAGAAGTGACGGTAACTTGTCTACCGACAATAGAGGCAATAGTTCTCTCCTCTACTGTCCCATTTGGCAGAAGCACCGAGATGGTTCCGGTAGTGGAGGTATCGAAATCAGAATCGATTGTGACTACCGTGGTGGTCGCAGTGCTTACCCTGCCGCCCATTCGGAGTCCGGCTCTTAGTGGATCAGATACTTGGACGATATCTCCAGGAGCGCATTGAACCCCTTCGAGACCTGTGGCCCAAGAACACACTTCGCTTTCATACTTCTCAGTATATAGGAGCCATTTTCCTAATCGATGTGCTTGGCCTCGTGAAGTACAGCCGAAAGCAATTACATCAGTCTCGATGACCCCGTACTTCCTGACTGACTCTTCATCTTCCACGAACTCAATCGTTTGCTGGTAAAAGTTATTCGGATCATTCCATGCAACCTTGGCAACTGTGTGCCTAGTCTGGATCGATGACCCCTGATAGGTAAACTTGCCATCGATTACGTTTGATTGATTGTAGAGGTATACTGGGTCTTTTGGAGAATCTTGAGATGCGGTGATCGCCCCACCCGCCCAGTAAGCCATGCCCCGGAATACCGAGGTCATGCTCTTGATCAATTCATAGGCTCCTGTTCTTCCAGGAATGAATACGTTACAGGTGAATCGGGGTTCATAGGTATTAAATCCCGAAGGGACAAGCTCGTCGCAATAGCGAGCGATCTCGTACAATTTCCATTTGTTGATTTGGGAGGTATCAATATGATCTCCCAATCCGTACCTACTATTAGTGAGCAGGTCGTAGAAAACCCAGGCCGGGTTTGAACAAGCACCTGTGGAGATCTTAAAGGTTCCGTCCCATGTTCCAGTGTACGCACGGGTGACATCATTATAGTTTGTCGGGATACGAATCTTTAGGAGATCGACTTCGTAAGATCTCGCTGGAACTGAAGAGAACTGAGTGGCATCGATCTTGATACCGATCAAAGCGCTGTTAGGGTAAGAGAGTTTCGCATCAGTGATCTCGGTGTAGCTCTCCCAATAAGTTGAGTTCTGATAATAGTTGTTTGCCGCGTCTCCAGAGAATCTGCTCACTCGAACTAGCCAGGGGGCGTTTCCTCCAACGAGAGGTATCTCTCTTGACCACTCGTATTTAGTCGTGGTCTTTCCTTTGATCACTTCTGAAATATAGGGAATGTATGCTCCCCAGTTGTTGGCTTTAATCTCAACGGTGTAGCCGACTTCGGCCCCACTCACATCACCTGTTTTTACATCTGTGGCGAGGAGTTGGGGAACTGAAAGTCTGACCCGTACTTTATTGACATCTGGATCAAGGATAGTGCGAATTATTGCTGTCCCTGGCTGCTCTAGATATGATGGCTGATCTCCTGATGATGGCTCACCGTATTTGAACTGCGCTCCTACTGTGATCTCGCGCTCGGTTCCGGAAGCATTTGAGATATAGCTTTGGTTCTGGGTACCTACTCTTTGCTCCCAAGTAACGCCTTTAAAATTGTAGGAGCCATCATTTACGTTCTGAAGTCTTGTGTTGTTTAGGAACACTGATTTAGACCCGCGCACGAGACCGACGATTTCTCCTTCGCATAGGAGATCGAGAATTTTTAGATGCGCAACTGAGTGTAGGGAGTCAACAGCGATTACGGGAGTTCTAGTCCCGCCCGTGTTCGATGACTCATCTTCGTCTGATCCTCTGATCACCTTAAACTTGCTCATAAGTTGCTATCCTCGATACCCGCAGAGATAACAGTAGAGCCAATAATCATGCGTCCGTACCCGATCGGAACACAACCTCCGGCGCGGGAAACATTCTCAGGTCCGTCAAATAAATATGACTGCCCATTCACATCTTGCTGTGGTCCGTCTCCTGCGCCAACCCCAGGGGGGCTTTCTGAAAGCATCTGGGCCAAGCTTCCTAAGATCAATGCTGCCCCGATCTTAATCATTGTCGAACCCACGGGAGCTAGGGTCCCGCCCGAGATAATATTGATACCGATACCCGCTGTGACGAGGAGCACGCCCACAATAATTCTATCCACTGCGCCTGATCCAAAGATGGTCGGGCTGATCCTGATAGTGTCTTTTTCAGATGACGGAAGAAGAGTTTCTTTCGCCTCTCGAAGTGATGAGCCACCGACGAAAACTTTGAAGCCGATGCCAAACTTATGCGCCTCTTGGAGCATGGTTTTAAACCCACTGAAGTTCACACAAAATGCCTGAATAGCCTCAGCAGGATTTTTGACATCGAGATAGTGCTCTCTGCCGAAACGATTCCCAAGTTCGCCGTAAAGTAAAATTTTTCTCATCGCTTATACCTTATCACCATTCTAGTGTTCTTCTTTAGCCAGCCGCCATATATTTCTCTGCTGGATAGTCGGTTCACTGTCTGATGGAAAACCATGTCATTGCCAAGGTAAATTGCGCAATGATTTGTTACCTCGTTCTGGATGTTAAAAAGGATTGTGTCCCCTGCTTTTAAATCTTCTTCCGGTACTTGCTCGAAGCCAGCTTCCTGAAAGTGCTTCATGAAAAGATTGTCGCCTCTTAGCACCCAGTCTTTGTGACGCTCGAAATCGGGAATAAAGATTCCGTTCTGTGCGTACCAATCCCGAGCGGCAGAGTAGCAATCGAATACGCCCTGCTTGTATTGTCTGCCGATAAGTGGTGCCTTGTAGCCAGTTGGTTGAAAGGAGTTCCACTCTTGTTTCTTGCACGAGTAAATATGCCAGGCTAAACCTGATTGTTCACAGCCTACTAAATCTGCCATTGAAGGCCGTGGATCAGTATTTGGATGAGAATGAATAATAGCAATAACGTCCCCAGCAAAAGAAGCAACGAAATCACTAACTCTAATATAATCTCTGGGATCAAGAATAAAATCGTTATCATTCTCTGCAATGTTCTTACACTCATAGTATTGTTGTTTTCCTTTTACTACTGCGACTATCCCGCAAGCCTCTCTCGGTAAATCCCTAGTAGCATGAGCGATAAATTCATCCTTCACTGAATCTAAAAGTCCAATCATCGTTGCACCCCTGGAAATCCACCAAAAGGAATTTGGCCTACACCGAATCTTTTCTTACAGCTATTGATTCTTTTTCCGCACTTATCCTGTGAGTACATTTGGTCATCAGTCGGGAGTGCGGCTAGGGCAGCATTGAAAGTCGATACCGTAGTCCCGTAAGCAACCTGGGCATTCACCACATTCACAAGTGCTGTGTTATAGAGCGCAAGCTTGGCTGCGACATTTGACTCGTCCCTTGTGTTGTGGAGGATTTCATAGAAGTCTGAGGGACTGCTATTCATCCTAGAGTTTCCAAGACTACCACTGAGCTCGGTCCATGACTCTCGATATGCTCCGCTAGTGTAGATGCCGCCTAAGAAAACTTTTGATCCTGCGAAATACCCGAAGGTCCCTAGCACTGGATTCCTTCTTGCGAAGTAGGCTGTGCCGGGAATAGGCCACGCGGAAATAGTGAAGCGGCCTTCTCTTGCGTAGGCGCTGTCCACATTATAGTAGGCAGTTTGGGTGTAGACTAAGGCTGCCTGGTAATTATTCTTTGCGGTTTCGGCCAGAGATTGTTTGGATACCACGTTGGCCTTAGCAGCGTTCATCGCATTGTACGCGGCGATCAAGGTTTGCCCAGCAGCAGATGCCGGAGGAAGGGGGATAGTGTTATCCTTTTCATCCCACAACGGAATGCCTGTGTAGCCGCACTCGACTCCTCGGTAAATCCATGCGCAGATATTCTGAGTCACCACTCGTTTAGGAAGTTGGGTTCCTTGGAGATCAGCAGCAGAGGCGAGCTCGAACTGCACTTGATCGCGATCTTCCATCGACTTTCGATCTACCCAGTAAACATCGTCAGCAAAGTAGGCCGCTGGATCGGCAGTAGGATTAACCCCTCCTGCGAAGTTAACTGCGTCGAGATACTTCTGAAGTGTTCTCTTCCGTGTGAACTTAGCATCGAGAAGATCATTGTTGTTCATCAGGATGGTGGTGATCGCTGAGAGTACGTTCGATACCTTGACTGTCGGTCTAGGCAACTGTCCTTGGCCCGTCATCTCAAAGCCAGTGACTTCGATCGGGAAGCGAGTGTAGGTCTCGCCCTGCCATACGATATTTTGCTGAAGATGGTTCGTACCATTATGGAATCTGAAAACACTCCCGCCGAGGGCGGTGCAATCGAGTACATAGAGCTCGATGATGGAGGACGGAGAAAGCGTTTGAATATCGGCAGCTATCAGTTCATTCATGGTTCGTAAACTAGCTCAAATTTAAGTGTGAAGTTATTTACGTTATAGCCCGGGATTGATCTAGGCCAGCTATCACATATCCATTTCTTTTGTGTCTGTCCAGGTGGGGTCCAGGTGAAAGCAACTACTCCGTAGCGTTCTTCCAAGAACTCGCGAATAGCAGTGGCCTCAGCATCGTCCCTGTTCTTAAAGGTCAAGTTCCAAGTGACAGATACCGGGTTCATGCCCTTTGTCTGTCTCTGAACATAGCCATCCCCGTACTGAATCTTAGTGACCTTAGCCACGGGGTTCTCACTTGCATCCCAGTCAGCGACCCATTCAAATTCATCAGGCATTTGAGACCACCTTTCTAATTCCGGTTATATCTATAAATCTCAACTCAAAAGTCCTCCCTTTCTTTTCTCTTTAACTATAGTGTCAAGAGCCACTTGTCTCATGATGTCGCCGAGCTGTTTAGCATTCTGTCCTTTGGTAGCACTGTTCTCACTAGATGATCCATCACTATTGATGATGATGGTCTGAGAAATGCTTACACCGCCATTACCGCCATCCATCTTCACTGGAATGTTTCGTCCATCTGGAAGTGGAACATACGCCTCTGGGGTTCGACCTTCACCGAACATAGCGAGCTGTGGAGAGTTTGCAATCCCGCCTCCAGCATAGGTGTTCAAAGGCAGTGATCCTCGGGAGGTCATGATGCCGCCGTTGGCGAAATCTTTTGTGGCGTAGTAACTTCCACTACCTCCAGCAACCCCGCCACCTATAGAGTCCACTCCGAGGCTTCCGATCAATCCTGTAAGCCCGGCAGCGAGAGGTGCCATGATAGCAGAACGGACCATCATACGCGTGAGGTCTGAGAGGACGGATTGTGCGAACTGCTTAAATTCAAACTTACCTGTCTGCACAAAATTCACGAAAGTATCTTCAAGGTGTTGGAAAGCCTGTTCAATGACTTTTGCAATTCCCTGAGAGAAAGTTCCTATGCTCTTTAAGTAGCCTTGTGCCCCAGTGTAAAAGGCTGCTCCGGGTCTGACTTTATCTTCGAGCTTAACTACGGCCTCATAGTATTTATCGAGACCTATTTTCCCGGCATCGAGTTGCTCTTTTAGATTCTTGGTTTCAAGTCCCGCTACTGCCTCATTAAACTTTCGCTGCGAAATCGCTCCTATGTTCAATTGCCTTGAGTATTCGGCAATATCCTGAGCCTTTAATTGCTCATGGAATTTAAAGATATCGTCTTTACCTTCTTTAAACTCCTGATTGATTTTCTTCAGATCAAAAGCGATCAATCGTTTGTGATACTCTTCGAGAGAGATTTGTCCTGTTAAATATTGTGTGTTTAATATACCAAGTTGCTCTTTCAATTCCTTGGTAGGGCCGACCATATTTTTAGCCTTGGCAGCAAGTGTTCCGATAGCAGCGGCGTAGGCTGCTGGATCAGCGAGTGGTCCTTTGGTGCTGCTCTGAGGCTGGTCAACTAGAATCTTATATCGTTCTGACTCTGCTCGAAGTTCTTTCATTTTAGCTGTGGCGTTTGCGATGTGCTCTGGGTGGGCTTTCGCTCCGATAAGAGCCGCAAACTTTTCATCGGCTTCGTAGAGACTTGCGAATCCTCCAGCAATGCTCGCTCCCATTCCGTATAGGATTGACTTCACTCTTTCCAAGTTAGTAGCGACAGTGGCCGCTATGGTTGCGAGCGCTGTGAATACCAGCAAGTAGGGATTCGATAGTGAGAAAAGTTTGAATGCTTTGTCAGCGGCCTCGGCTGCTTTTTTCGCTGCTTGGATAGCCGTGACGAATTGGTATATCCTAGTGATAGCTGAATAGAATGCCGCTCCAGCCAAAAGAGTCGCGATGGCCTGGAAGTGATCGAGTATGAACATGACAGTTTTATTGAACTTGTCGGGGAGGTTAAGTGCTTTACTAAACTCACCCACAGCGACAGTGGCTTTGTTCATGGCGACAGTTAAGGTCTGTGCGAAAGTTGGTGCCATCTTATTGGCGTTGTCCGTAACTTCCTTTTGGATGCCCTTCAATAGCTGCATGACTTCTGAAATAGAGATGGCCCCGGCTTCTGCTTTCTTGAAGAGATCGGCCCCATAGCGATCTTGTAATGCTTTAGCGATGACCACGTTTTGAGAGATAACGGATCGCAAGTCTTGACCGCGCAACACTCCGGTTCCGAATGCCTGAGACAACTGAACCATTGCATTGGCAGTCTCATCGGCTCCAGAACCCGACACACGGAAAGTTTTAATTAACTCATCAGTAAGGGCGAGAACCTCTCCAGAAGTGGCACCCACGCGTTTTAATGAGAGGGCGAATCTACCATAGACATCCCCGACCGAACTGATCGACTGATAGTTTTCATTGGCGATCTTTGTGAGCCCGGCGAAAGTCGAGGCCGCATCATCGGCACCTGATGTGGTGATCTTCAATCGGTTCTGTAAGCTTTGAACGGTGTCAGACATACCAGCGAGTTCTCGGGTTCCTAAGTACCCGAGCCAGCCACGGAAAGCGTTTGACAGGAAACCCATGTTCCCCGCTAGGGATTTGGTGTTCTTCGAGATGCCACCCATAGACTTACTGATATTGTCTAGGGCCTCTTTAACTCCGGCAGCGTCAACCTTTATTACTATTTTTCTTGTCTGTGTTTGAGCCGCCACCTTTATCCCCCTTATCCTTTTTGCCGTCATCAGCATTCAACTCAAGGTAGACATTATCCATACGCCTAATAATTGAGGAGAACTCATCAAACTCACCGTCTATATTGTAGATGGTAAAGTAATCTACGATCGCAGTAAAGGGGATAGGGCCAAGACTAAAGCCAGAATTTCGCGCCGTGGATAATTCATGGAACGCGTCATAGTAGAACTCGAACCCAGTTATGATGGGTTCGGCATCCTCTGGTTTTATAAATCCCCGATCAAGTAAGTCATAGAATTGACCACTGATCAGTTCTTTTCTCCAGCGCCATGACCATTTAACATGGCGCTCTAGGAGTTTCCCAGTTCTTCTTTATAGTTCGCGAAGTCGTTTGCGTACTTCCAAAGGGTATCGAACATGTCCGGCAATCCCTTTAAAAGTTTAATGGCGTTATCTTTACTGAACTCAATTGGTGCGCCATTTTTGTCCTCGACCCCAGCCCAGGAGACCAAGCACACATCGACGAAAAGTTTAATATTAATCTCATCGGTCTTGTCTTGCGGCAAGGTCCCGAGTTCAATCATGCGAGCGTAAGGTTTGTAGTAGGCTGCCATCGCAGCTTTCACGCGAGGATTAGAAGCGTTGAATCGTCTCACTCGGAATGAGATCTCGCCAATTTTTTCCTCTTTGTTTTCTTCACGGATGACGAAATCGACTCCCTCTTTTTCGAGAGTTTTATTCGTCTTGAACATACTATCTAAATTTGATTCCATTGCTTTTCCCCAATCTATTCTTAATCTTTTCCCAAAAACAAAATGCCCAGTCAAGGTTTTAATTTGACTGAGCACTGTGCAGCCCCTCATTAGGGAAAAGCTAATAGGCAGCTACTCTACCCTTATACAGTAGGAGCGCGGTAGATAGTCAAGGAAGATTCACCTGCATCCCCAACTTTACAAGTACCGTTCATGTCCATAGAAATCTCTTGGTTTGCCCCGCCTGATGCTGGGTCCTCAAAAGATACTTGGAGTGCCGGGATATAGAACCCGTAGTACCCGTCAATATTTTTCACTAAGAACCCAAGAGAGAAATCTTCTTGGCTTAATTTCTTAGCGAGCATATCCCAGTTAGCATCTTTCAAATAGCTTGAAAGGCTGGCTGTGATTTGTGCAGTACCCGCAGAGTAGTCTTGGGGAGCTGCTCGGCCAATACAGTTTTGAACTGTAAGATTATTGTTCAATTGAAGATTCAACTTCTGTAGGCAGAAAGAATCCTGAACCCAAGTTCCGGTTACGTTGGTTGCCACAAATGGCATATCCACTGAACCGTTCATTGAGCTAGTGGTCGCCGCATCTGCAAAGTATTCATTGTAAGATGCGAACTCAGAAGCAAGGTCAGCCGCATCGTAGTCATTGCCCATAGTGCTGAATGAGCCGCTTACGATAGAGCCGTACTCTACGTTCAATTCCATTTGGCTTACAATACAGCCTTTGTAGATAAGCGCTTTATTGCTTAGATCAGTAAAGGTCTTTTCTACGGTCAAAGACTTCTTGGTAGTGCCCACAGAAATCTTATCGCAGACTTGGTATGCTGCTGCTTCCGGAGAAATGTCAACCATGCCAGTAGGTCCGGCAAGAACGAGAGTTTGTCCTGAATCCTCTACTGCCATAACCATTACTATTGTGTTGTTTCCGCTGTCAGCAAAACTAGAGAGAACTAAGAAGTCCCCTACTACTACGCCTTCAGAAGTAAAGTTGCCTGATGAGCGCTTGAGTTTGATTCCAGAAGCAAGATCGATCTCGAAGGTTCCGCTCACGAGAGTGCTAGTCACCCAAGAATTGTACATTGCTGATTCGATGAAATCCTCAAGAGCAGTTTCTTTGGCAAGCTCAAAATTATGGCCGCCCTCAACCTTAAGACCAGTTACTACTTGGCCTGAAGAAAGTCGGTCAGTTCTGATCTGAGCTGACTCAGTGGTGTCAGGAGTTCCAGAATATTTTTCGCTAGTGAAACGAGCAGTCTTAAATTCTCCAGAACCGCCTGTGAAAGTAGCTACTACGCCATCGCCTTCGCCGCCATCTGCTAGTGCAGTAGCGCCGCCGCCTGTTGCAGTTTGAAGTGCTCGAAGGGAGCTCGCATCAGTGATGGTAGGGAACTTTCCAGTGATGATTCCTTCGTTGATAAGTTGAACTAGGTTGGCAGAGGTTACTGTCACCGGAGTAGCGCCGTTGTTTGTTCCGTTGTTTGGTGTCACGGAACAGACGATTGCCGCCGCTGTTCCAGTGAATGCCACGAGAACAGTATTGGTTGGGTTGGCTGCTGCCGCTAATACTTGAAGAGTGAAAGTGTTGGTGTTACGGTTGGAACCCTTTTTAACGCTTGTCAAAACAATGTCGTTAGTGATGTCGAGGGTTCCTGCTGCCGCTACTGCCGCCGGGCACACCCCGTATGTGTTTTCCTTTTTATATCCGATTCGTACTAAATTACTTGAACTCATACTGTCTCCTTTTTAATTTTTAAGTCCCAGGTGTGTAATCATAGTGGTAAGAAACTGAGACCGTTCCAGAGACATACCCCGCCTCAAATTCAAGCGTAGCACCTGGGCCTGTATTTATTGGACTCACACTCTCGACCACTATATTTCCTATCCTACGGCCTCGAAAAAGGTTTCGCAATACTTCTCCGCGAGTTTCTAAACTGGCACCGACCCCGATTTTAGCTACCGCACAAACATGGAGCTGGATCTGACCGAACTCGCGGTAGAGACCTTTTTCATTGTCAGCAGAAAGAGAGACTGGCTCCTCGCTATCGCCGATGAACTCAAGACCTAGCCACGGGGAGTCAGGCTGCACATCTGATTCCGATAGAAGAACCCGGAGGTCCTCGAAGTGGCCCGTCAAATCTACGACGGACTCTGAAGAATTATCGTCTAGGAAAGTTCTTACCGCTGTTCTGACATTTAATGAACTCATAAAATCCCGCTTTCTCTAATCCTGAATACTATTGATGGGTAAAGGTATGGTCTGCCGATCGATCCTTTTTTTCCTGTCTTAAATGATCCCGGTATTCCTAGCTGCCCACCTGAGATCAGATTGAAGTTGATCGATACGTTCTGTTTATATTTTGACTTTAATGATCTGACTGACAGGGCGTAAGTTCCGTTTGGAATCTTGAGTCCGATGCCTGGGCCAACTTGACCTTTCTTCCTGCGCTTCTCTTTCATCACTGGATTTGATCTCTGTGCGGTCACGCCCAGGGTCTCAAGTCGTCTTGCATACGGTTGAATATTTACGATACGCACCGTATCATTATCTTTAAATTCCGGCGCTGAAATAAGCCATGCCTTTAGAGACCCAAGATCGACTGCGACTTGTTTCCCGTTGTGAAAAACATAGTGGTGTTCTTTGTAGCGCCCGGTACGAACTTTTGATCTGCTGAGGAGTGCCTCGTATGCTTCGATGAGGATAGCGCCGAATGCTTGACGGGCGAAGAACTCGATCTGGCCTAGTGGGTGAACTGCATTCGGATTCTTAGTTCTCCTGCCATCGATAAGCACTACTGGGTCTTTATCAAAGCCCATTGACTTCTCATCTTTTAAAACGGTGTCGGCTGTAACGATGAGAACGGATTTTGTCCATTCAAGAAAGTCTTTAAGAGTGACTTCTCCGTTGAGATCAGAGTCCAGGGTATACTCTGGTCTATTCTTTCCGGCCTCAGTAACCTGAATGGATACTTCCAGCAATGCTCCCATCTAATCCACGCGACAGCGGTAGGCCATGACGCTTGCTCCTAAGTCGTGCATTGCCACGATCTCATCGATAGACCATTGCTTGGTTCCATCGATAATGCGATCACCTTTTTTGAGGAGATCGGGCCACACGATTGAAATCTTCTCCCAGCTCCCGGATACTCCGGTTGCAGATTCTTTCAATGTAGACTCAGATATGCTACCGAAAGCTGGGGCTGTAGAGAACCCGACAAAGGTAATAGTAAACCCAAGGAGAAAGCTTCCTGTTACTAATACGTTTGTGAGTTCAGAAAATAATCGAAGTGCTGTTTGTATATCGGCTGCTGTGCAATTGAATGCAAGTGCGGTGGTGGTATTCACCCCGAAGGTAAGTTTGAATGTGCCCTCATCTGGAATGCGATCGAAGGTAAGTTTCTGTGCGAACTGTCCGGTCAGGGAGTCCACCGGAATAATAAATTCTGATCCTTTGATGGTCGTGTACTCGGGGCCACGAAGAGACCTGAAATAGTTTGATGGTGTGATCCTGCATGGGGAGTAGGTATCGACTGAGGCTCCCAAGCGCTTGATAGTAGCCGCCCTAGAATGCAAAAATGTAAGTGCGTTTAGTGCGGCTTTTAGCATATTAAGTGTCCGCCTCTACATACTCAATTTTGCTTGAGCCGACTACGACTCGCTCTGAGCGCCATTCATCGAGCACGTTTGCACTGCTGCCGAGAATAGTTCCGTAGGCTGACTTGCGATCATTGTTCGCGAGAGAGTAATCGAAGTCTAAACTGATTGCGCCTGGAATAGAGATACGCTGAACATCGCTTCCGAAGTTTAAATCCACGCCCGACTTCTTTTTATTATATCTCTGTCCTACGATGTCATCGAGAACTGATAGGATCGGGGTGGGGATAGAAGCGTATCCCGCCTGGTACTCAACTACGATCTCTTCGCCGTAAAATGAGCATCCGTCTGACTTTTTAATTCTTGAAGTTGGTTTGTGGATTCTGAGGTCTGCGAGACTCAGAGCTACATCATCTACCGTGACCGCAGTTACCTGGATCGCTGGAAAATGACGTAGCTCTAAATACTCAGTTCTTACAAGGTCGCTCTTGTAAAAAGTCTGAACCCAATTAGATGCGGTAAACTTCCTTCGGCAATATGCTTCAATCACATCAGAAATAAGTGTGATCTGTGCAGTCAGAAAAGTATCGTCTGCTGTGGTGCTTATTCCCAGTCGTGATTTAACATTTGACAAAGTGTCTAACATCTTAGGCTCCTATTTTTTCTTTTCTTTTTCTTGGGCTTTTTTAAACTCTTCTACGCACTTCGGTGCTACCTGGACATAGGCTTGCTCAAGCTTTTGGTGGTCTTGCACTGAGAGTGGTTGGTTTGAAATTACGTTAAAGATCATCTGACATGCTGCTAGTAGTTCCATATTCTTTTCCTCTTATGTTGTTAGCTACTTACTATTCTTCTATCGCACCGTCAAACTCAGGTAAAGCCATAAGTTTAGTGTAGCTCACTGCAAAAACATTCGCGCTTGCGATTTCTTCTTTGCTCATTTCGATCGAGTAAGATGCGGCAGATACTGCACTTTTCCCTGCGTCTTTATCGTCTTTTGATAAAAACTCTTCGCAGATCACTTCAACCTGATTTGGCTCCGAGCTATTGATAACCGCTGGGGCTCTTACGATTCTGTGGTAGTTTACAACCACTCCGCTATCTAATGTCTTTGCTTTATTGATTGCCATATTTTCTCCTTAGTTAATTACCAAGCTGCTTGCCATGTCGTTCCGTCATAGCACTCTAACTTAGTGGTTGTTGTATTAAAAATTACCAGACCTTGTGCAGGAGAGGCAATCGCATCTCGCTGCGTGGTGGTCATTCGAGGGGGTAAAAACCCTTTGCTGGTCGAATCAATTTGAACCTGAGCAGAAGCGTTGACAGTAGCCACCCCAAATCCTGTGGGACCATTAATATAGTTCCTAGCATTCCCATCAGAAACATACAGGGAGTATGCCTGATTTGTTTGGGTGCCAGTAGTAATATCCCCAACATATAAACCGTAAGTATTTGTTATGGTCCCAGCACTGTTTGTAAGGTCTAAAACCTTAATACCGTACATCGCAGTAGTTGTCGCCGCACCTGTTTGAATTAAACTAACTTCATGACCGATACCGCTTGTTACTGCACCACTGCCACCTATAAGTAGCTCGCTACTTCCAGCGATCAAATTATTAGCCGCACCACCAGAACTGGTTCTGGCGCTGAAGTAACCACCACGAACAGTGTTTGAAGTGTTTGTATTAGTCACGATGGCTGTCATGTTACCGACACGAATGTTACCGTAAGCAGAAGTTCCAGCGTATGTAATTGCTCCGTTAAAAGCCCCGACTACGTTTCCATTGGTTGCGGTTGAATTTGTATGTGTAAGGGTACTATCGAATGAAGCGTATGAAGTAGGAACTGCTCCGAAAGTTTGTCCGTATCCTGCTTTCATTGCCCCTGTTGCTGACATGTATCCGAGCACGTTCGCACTACTATCCTGCCACTCAGTTAGGTTTGCAGATTGTGAAGCGGCACCTCTAATTACAACAGCCTTTGTTGCTGCCGATGTATTCATAACGTCTAGACGACCAGCGGGGGTAGTTGTTCCGATCCCTACGTTTCCAGAGTAAGTTGCTATTAGTCTTGAAAGATTGTTTGTTGTGATGGAAATATCGCCCAAATTATTTCCCGCAATACCGGAGGTCTGACCTGCGGCGGTTTGTCTGTGTACTACCAATGTTGGTGTTGTTAAGTTCGACGCGCTATTGATAAGAGCTGGGTAATTTCCCTGATACCCATCGGAGGCAAACCCACCAACAAAATTACCGCCAGAAACAAAAAATATTCTATTTGAATCGGTGTAAATTCCATTACTGGCACTTCCAAATTGAATTGCAGGGGTTGAAGAACTTCCAACAAAACTACCCGATCCAATTCTCAAAAAACCATCTGACACTACACTACTTAAAACCGTGCCAGCACTGTTTTGCCATTCAGTTAAATTCGCGGTTTGAGATGAAGCTCCTCTTAAAACACTAACCACCGTTCCAGCTACCGTTCCAACTACGCCTAATTTTGCTAGGTCTGAAGTGGTGCCCACGCTTAAATTGCTTGATGCAGTGATAGTTGCAGCAGCATTTGCAATCGCATTACCGCCGATAGAAAAATGAATTGGGAATGCTCCACGATTTGAAATAACTCCGGGCTTAGAATTACCGCCCAATGAAATCAAAGTGGACTCTGTACCGTTATTAGGAATTAGGTCAATGTACTGATTTGTTACGATTGAACGAGTGACCCGAAGTCCATTCCCAGCCGTTCCGTCATAAACATCAAGCACTGAATTTGGAGAATTAGTATTAATTCCTAGTCTTTTGTTTGTGTTGTCCCAAAAAATCTTAGAATTATCTTGAGTAAGTAATCCGCCGCTTCCGGCGAAAGTAAGGGAACCTTGTGTGAGGTAGGAAGGAGTAAGCGCGGTCTCTACCTTCAAGTTCTTAACCGTTTGGGCAGAGACATTTACCGCGAGTAAGAGTGCTAGGGATAATAAATATTTTTTCATCATGGGCTTATTCCTATTGCTTGGTACATTACTGATCCGGTTAACTCCTCATCAGCATTTGAGTTAATAGTAAAACCTGCACTGGTAACATTCTCAACTGTCCAGAATCTTGCATCTAGTCCCACTGGCTGAGAGATCACATATTCTGTAGTCCATGCTTCTGCAAAGACGACATCATATTTTCTAGGAGACCCGGTGAAAGAGGCCGCAGGAATAATCCCATTCTTACCTGATGCGGCACTGCTGCCACCTTCGGAAGAAGATGCAACTCCCCCACCCGCGACGTAAACATCGGGGCGAGGAAGTTTCACGGCGTTCGTTGTGATTGCGGTGCCGTCCGAAAATTCAAATACGAACTCGATCTCACCTCTGCGAGTAGACTCGACTCTGACATCGACGACGAAGGGCGCGTCCTGTCCATCAACTCCGTCCTTACCGTCCCGGCCTTTAGGTCCTACCGTCCCGGGTAACCCTCTGATGCCCATCTTTCCATCGGCACCGTCTTTTCCATCGATCCCGGCAATACCCTGAGAACCTCTTTGGCCTCGAACTCCTCGCGGCCCCCGGATAGAGAGTCTCTCTTCTTCCGTAAGGTCATGAAAGCGCATCTGCAAAGAAGCTCTTTCGTCTTTAGTCAGATCAGAAAAATGTAGTTTAAGCTTTTCTACTTCTTCTGGAGAAAAGTCGCTGAACTTTGGTTTCAGGCTGTCAAAATATTCTCGGTGCTCCTCGAACTCGAAGCCTTTTCCGTCACGACCATTGCGGCCATTGAGCCCGTCTTTACCTTCTTTACCATCCCGGCCTCGTGGACCACGGATAAGAGAGATGTCCTCATCGGTCAGATCAGAAAATTTTAGTTTAAGGGAGTCAGATATTTGTCGAACGGTGTGTCTGACTGCATCTTCGATCACTTCCTTGTTCTCTTCTGGGGAGAACTCTTTGCCATCTTTTCCGTCACGGCCTTTAGGTCCACGGAGAAGTGCTTTGTGTTCTTCAGTAAGGTCCTCGAACTTCAGTGCAGATTCTTTTACCCAATTCCGAATGGTCTCTTCATGTTCAGCGAATACGAAACTCTTCCCGTTCTCGCCCGGCACACCGCGAGGACCTATCTGACCACGAATGGACGGAGACTTCAGAATCGAGTTTACCTTCTCGTCCACATTTTTTAGCAGTAGTGCAATCAGAATTTCTTTATCCATATCCTCACTTGCTTCCTGTTAAAAATTTAAGAGCAGCGTCCTCTAATTCTGCCCGAGCTGCCGGGGTCGGTGCTTTAGGTGCGGCCACTGCTGGCTTTGTCTTTTGAGCAATCTCTGCATCGATGATCTCTTCCATGCGGCCCACTGGAGTAAAGTTATTGGTCGCGATGTAGTAGTTATCCCCGACAGTTCCGTAGCCTGGAAGTCCCTCAAGTTCTCTGATTTGGTTCGGAGTCATTGCTCCGATTGAGAGCATTGATTTGAAATAATCAGATCGTGATTTCATATCACCACGGAAGATCGCATAAAGATTAATATCAGTGAAACGGCCACCGTAACGGTTATTAAGAATTTTAACATCGGCTTCCATCTCCAAGTTCGTAGCCCAAGTGTCTAGGGTGTCGGTTGCAACTTCTAAGTTTGCATTCTCTACGTTGGAATAAGTTGCAGCGGTGACATCAAAAAGTTTTGTGGGTGGGACACCCAAGAAACGAGCGATCTCAAGAACACCAAATTGGCGGGACTCTAAAAATTGTAGAGTATCTGGGTCCACTTTTGTCGGGGTGTACGTTGCACCCTCTTCTAGGATCGATGTGGAGCCAGCTTTTCGGCCCCCTTGGTTCTCATCCCAAGATGCTTTAAGTCTCGCGTATGCCTCGTCTGAGAGTCTACCGGGGTGTGTGAGTACGCCTGATGGAATCCCAGAGTTATGGAAGATTCCGGCTGCCATATTATCGGCTGCAATCTGGATCCCAAGGACCTCGCGACCATAAGAAACTACGCCTTGTCCAACTAAGCCATCTTTGGTGTGAAAGTTTCTTAAATGGTAAATATCTCTCGGACTAAAATAGATGTCGCCACCGTTCGGGTCCATGTATTGGTAGGCTAGTTTCCCGGTGGTACTGCGAACGAGACTCATTCTCTGACTCTCTAAAGGCCAAAGAGCGAGCGGTCGGCCAACACCATCTCGCTCGATCTCTGCGTAAGCATTGCCGTGGATGATCGTCTGCTGGACCATGCACAAGCGCCATGAGAAAGCATTCATCTCTGGGTTCGGGCAAAGACCAAGTAGGTCAGCGGTGGGACCAGGAACGATATTATTGCTTGCGTCCTTGATGTCCCAAGGAAGCTTTGCAATTTGAGTTGAAATATAAATCAATCCTCGATTGAAGGCTGCCACTTGCATGGCAGAATCCTCACTAACCAGAGTGTTCCCGCGTCTGAAAAGAGAACCACGGGGGCCGTAAATGTATTTACCCGGATTAGTAACTCTGGCCCATATTGATTTAAAAAAGTTCATCCTGGTCCCCGCCTATTATTTTTCAGAATCGAATTCGCTTGGATACGATTCAATATCGCCCGATTCAATTATGTTGGCAACTTCTTCTGATTGGCCGACTATCTCAGACGGGTTTGACTCATCTGCCTCAGCCATCTCTAGCCCGCCTTCTACGATTTTGCCGCCGCGTTTTACCCAACGCTGGATTTGATCTGCGCCGACCACTTCGTAAATCTTATTCTTTTCGAAGTAGGGAACGGACATATCATTATAAAATTTTTCTTCACTGAAGATCATTTTAGCTTTTTGTACTTCTGGAGCCGAGCTTACTTCCACGACTTCTTTTACTACTTGTGCTTTTTTTGAATTTTTAGACATAGTGTTTCCTTTGGTTAAAATAAAATAGGGGCCGTTTTAAGCGGCCCCTATTCTGGGCGATTTCTAGCCGCTACGGAATCGGGTTGTCTTAGACAGCCTTACCGTATGCTGGCAATGATACTGGGCAGTGACCGATTGCGATCGCGCAACCGATTTGTGCTCCACCTGCATCTGTGATGTCAAGAGACACATGGGTGTAGCCATCGGTAAGTTGTTCTTGAAGAACTTCAAAAACCACAATACCTTTTGCATCTGCGAAATCTGCGTCTAGATCATAAGCCGCTGCTGCTGAACTTGGTTGCACCTTAGTGAACTCAGTTGCAGCCGCAAGTTTATGGAAGTAGGGATTATCTACTGACAAGTCAGCAGTAGTTCCACCGGAAGCAGCAGTGTGTTGCTTCAAAGTGAAAGTGTGTGAAGAAGGAGTAGTTCCCGCTTCAAGTACACAAATAAAAGACATGCGTTTAAAACCTAGCATGGCTACGCGAGCGCCTGTGTTCGCGCCTGTGTTTAAATCTACTGGTCCTACGACTGCTTTCACAATCGCTTTCTCCATCAAAAATGCTTCTTTCATGTTATCTCCTTAGTAAAAAATTTTGTTTGGTTAATGGTTAAGCGGCCCGACTCAATCTGAGCCGAGCCGCTTTTAAATTAGCGTGCTTCCAAAAGGATGAAAGCTGACATTTGGTAAGAACCGTATTCGGTAGTTACCGGAGCTTGGAACGGGCTCTTTCCGTCAACTCGAAGAGAGAATCGAAAGCTTGTGATCTCTTTATCGAAGTGCAAGTGGATAGAAGTCGCAGACTTCACGCCAGATGCTTTACGGATCATGTAGTAGTAACTTAAGTCACAGAACATGATATCGCCGAGGTCTCCAAGAGCTGGCATACCGCCCATGAGAGGTACTACCGGACGGCCAAGTAATGAGCCGTATGGAGTTTGGTTCATTTGGCTTCCAGGAGCGAGATAGATGTAGTTGTTAGCCGCATCTTTAAGCAAACGAAGTTGCTCCTCAACACCTGGATTGATGTACCATACTGCGTTCGGGCGAGAAGCCGGGAACATGCGAGAGTACATCTTGATGATGTTTGTCGCATTTACAGTGTCAGCAGTTTGCATAGACTCTTTAGCTACGGTTACTGCGAATGGTGAATTGATGATCCCGAGTGGCTTTCCGATACCGTTACCAGTAAGGATCGCTTTGTTCACTTGGTGCATAATTGCACTTGGCGCAGAAGCCATGATGTATGACTCAAGGGCAGTAGAGTCATCAAGAAGTTCGTCAGTCGCTTTCACGAGAGCCGCTAACTTCTGAAGTCTCCAGCTTGCTTGCTTGAATGAAGGTTTGCTTTCAGTAAGAGAAGCGCCTTCAGCAGTCCAGTAAGCTTGAACTCCACCTGACCAAGGAGCGTTTTCGTCCACAGTCAAAGTGAGGTTGTTGCCGCTAACTTGGAGAGCGGTAGTTCGAGCCATAAGAGAATCATCGCCAGCAAGTTTTTTCAAAATTGCATTGCTGATTTCTTCTGGAACTAAAAAGCCGCCATCTTCGCCAACTGACTCTTTCATTGCAGCTTTAAAACGGCTGTCAACTTCGCCAGTTTGACCAGCTTTTTTAACTGCCATCAAGAAAGAACCCGCAGATTCGAAACCACCGAATTTGGTAGCTGCGAAATCAGCGCGTGGGCTTGCGATAGCTGGAGCAGACTTGCGACCAGTTGAGCTGGTTGCGCGAGCTTGCATCGCTTCGATTTTCTCAGCCGCTACGAGTTGAGCATCTAAGCCTTCAAACTCTGCGTTAAGAGAATCGATCTCTACTAATTGTTCTTGTGTTAATTCTGCGCTCGCTTGAAAACCTTCAAGTGAAGCTGCAATCTCGGCTAAACGAGCACGGATTTGTTCTGGTTTCATTTTTCTCTCCTTTGAGAAGTTATTGTTAAATACATGTCCATTCACGAGATACGCTTATTTGCGATCAATACGCGAACGAACCTTTCTTTCAAAATCATTAAGTTTCATCTTCATGGCTTCGACATCAGAGAAAAACTTCTCTGGTTTCTTAGCAATCCAACTTGACTGAATGGCACTTGCAGCGATCGCCACAGTGTCATCGCTCTTGGAGTCAACGAACCCATGTTCAATGGCTTCGTTGGCATTTAGCCAAGTTTCCTTTTCGAGCAAAGAACGAATCTCGTTCTTGTCAAGTTTGGTTTTCTTAGCGTAGATTCCAAGCATTTGTTCTTCAACATCCATCAAGCGATTGACGATGTTGTCGAGATCCATTCGGTTTCCTCGGGCACCTGTCCAAGGAAGGTGAATCATAAATAATGCACCTTCACCGATAATGATCTCGTCACCCGCGAGGGCGATGATTGAAGCGATTGATGCAGCAAGACCGTCAATGTGGACGATCTTTTTTGCTTTGTGCTGCTTCAGTCGATTGTAAATTGCGATTCCGTCAAACACATCCCCGCCTTGGGAATTGATGCGGACATTGATCTTATTTACCGTTTCAGGAATCTTTTTGAGTTCCTCTGAAAACTGCTTTGCGGAGATCATGGAGCCATTGCCCCAGCTATCTTGACCAATGCCAGCATAGACAATGATCTCGGCTTCAGTTGCGGTCTTATTCAGAATTTTTAGTGGGCTCCCAGCTCGGCAGCCTTTGAAATCTAATGTTCTTGACATGGGTTCCCCTTAAAATCGATATTGGAGAACCATTAAGGTATTGTAAAGTAAAAATGTTGTGACGCAGTGCTATAATCGATACAAATGAAACACAAATGGTCCGATATCATAGCTGTGGATCCAGGTCGCACCGTCTGGAATTTCGTGAGAAGTTCCATAGACCGCGAAGGAAACCTCTTGTTTTGCCGTACCCTCTGGCACTTCTGCGTATAGGTGGGGTCTTTCGTCCTGCACCATCACAGTCAGGAATTTCCACCCGATAGGCAGGAGCAATTCGAACTTGGTTGATTTTATAGAGAACGGGTATTTAAAAACACATCGCATAAAATTCTCCTAGAGCCAGCTCCAAGACTTGCGGTGATGAATACTACTTATGGTAGTCCAGTGGACTCCCAACTCTCTGCCCAAGTCAGCCATAGTTTCTCCTCGCACAATCCTAGCCCTTATATCAAGAACATTTTCTTCAGTTAGTTTTTTTCTATGGGCCATTATTTTACCCGAGTCTGATTTTCTCCCGAGTACATGATAGGCGTGTCTGACGTTTTCTTTAGGAGTAACCCATTCTAGGTTGCTAGAGGTATTATTTTTCTTGTTACCATCTTTGTGATTTACCTGTGCTCCCTTAAACCACCCAGATATAAACATTTCGGCAACCATTCTATGCACAGTCCTGTGGTGTAATTTTTTATCTTGGCCCCTAAAGGTTAGTTGCTCGTACCCATACCTATCTAGCGCCGTTTTTCTTATCCTAGATAATATTTTATACTGGTACGGCTTTCCACCCCGTCTCCCACTATTGAGTGTTATCCTAGCCGTGGTTCTAACTCTTCCTAGGCTGCTGATCTCGTATCGCCCGTCAAAATCTTTATACACTTTCCATTTTTCAACAACCATAATTTACAATACCCTTATGCCTCTCTCGTTGTATACTGAGTTATCCTCACCTGCCGCTATCCATCCAGCCATTGCGAGAAGTATTGCTACGATGGGATCGATCTTTAGTTTCTCGTGGGATTTTCTCGGGAAAACATTGTCGTTGTGGTCGGCCTTACCAATTACATTTCCTAGACACCACCGCAATAATGGTGAGCCGTTGTGTTTTATTTTCCCCTCGCGAATCAAGGCGTCAAATTTTTTCATCGGCTCCGATAAATTGGCCGTGTTCATCGACACTTTGACCATCTCCATCTTATTGCTCATATTCTGGGCGAGCTGGGTTGCCGACCACGGGTCGTACATGCACTCGACCACTCGAAAGTGTTTTGAGCTCTGGGTGAGCACTTCCTGAATGTTCTCGTAACTGATGGCGGCACCCTTTGTGGTAAGCAAACTTCCATCGGCCACACAGTTATCGTAGAAAGCATTGCTCTTATCCTTAATGGTTTGCTCGGGCAGATAACTCTTATCGAAAATGTGGTAATTTCCCTTGTCTTTAAACACATAGGCGATCGACGCGATATCGATGTGGGAAGCAAGGTCGAGACCAATGCGGCAGCTTTTGCCACGAAAGTGTTCAAGCTTTAAAGAAGTATCTGCGCAATTGTCCCATGCTTTTAGATCATAGAAAGCCTGACTTTCTGAAATCCACATGTTCATGTGCTTGATGCAGATATTGTTTACATCGGATGGAGTAACGAGTGCTTTCTCGACTTTAGCTCGAAGTGAATCAATATCGACCGAGATCCCGAGTCCGGGATTGGCTTTGATCCAGCAGTTCTCGTCTGACCAGACATCATCGTCATCGAGAGTGTAAACCGCTGAGAAGAAAGATTCGTCCTGTACTTCTCCGGTCGCCACTTTCTTTGCGAACTGGGTCTGAAAATATCCTACCGACTGGGTGTCATCCCCGGCAGTAGTGATGCACATGAGGAGCGAGTCTTTACGCTTACTCATCCCGGATGTGATGACCTCGAAAACTTTTCGGTTCATGGCGTGAAGCTCATCGCAGATCGCGAGAACATCTTTTAATCCATCGAGACCGCCGTAGTCGGCAGACATCGCTCGGGCCATCGAGTTTGATTCCTTATGGACAATCGAGTGGGCCAGAACTTCGACTCCGGTGTTTTTAATAAACGAGGTGTTCTTTCTTGCCATCGCACGAGATGAATCGAGAACGATACGCGCTTGATCCCGTTTGGTTGCGACAGTGGAGATCGAGTTACCGTTTGGATTATCGAGTGCGAGAAAATACAAAAGCATCTGAGATGCCATCGTCGATTTTGCATTACCTCGGGCGACTTCGAGATGGGCGGTACGGAATCTTCTAAAGCCAGTGGTCTTACTCTTAAATCCCATAACATTCATGAAGGTCCAGTTTTGCCATGGGGCGTACACGATGTTCTTTGTAGGCCAGTGGCCTTCCACATGAGAAAATTTCTGGACGACTCGCAAGTAGCGTTCGGCCGTATCAATGTCGAACCAGAATCCGGCATCCTTGTTTTCGACATCGAGTAGATATCTTTCGCAAGCACCAATAATGTATTTATTGGCGACTATCTTTTTAGCGACGACTTCTTCTGCGTAGTTGTGACCACTCCAAACGAAGGGGTACTTACTCTGGTCGATTTTCATAACCTACTTTGTTTCCATTTGGCTGATACGTTACCCACATCGGGTAGTCGCTCATTCTTATTCTGATGTTCTCGGTTGCCATTAATCGGTAATCACGACTGAGCTGCCGATACCAGGATACCGTTAACTCTGCCGACTGTCCATCGTCTGCTAAGATATTAACCACTTCCATGAACACACAGCACTGGCCGCGCATTCTCCAGAACGATGGGGTGGGGTGTTCCCGAAATTTCTCTCTCATTCCCACTCGTCCTCTTCTTCTTTAGTGGCCCGACCTTTTGATTTGTCTTTTTTCGGAAGTAGATCGAGAAGAGAACTGAATCTCGCGAGCTGTCCAAGCACCTTCATGCGCTCATTCACTTCGGGGAAGGTTTTTCTTTGCTCACCGAGTACGGTCACCACCCTGAAAGTGTGTCCGTTGTTTTGGATAAAATCATCAAGTGATTTTAATTCCACCCGAAGGCGGCAGTAGGCATCGAGAAGTCCAAGGTGGGATTCCCTAAAATTTTCTCTCGCCATGATGTCCTTCAAAGACTCGGCCCAAAACTTTCGGTAGAGTGGGTGGTTTCCTTGGGGCGGGTATTCCAGAGAGTCGAAATCATCTTCGATCTTCCAGTCTTTCTCGGCCATACCTGTCTCGGTAGAGAACTTCTTTTTAGGGATAACGTGCTTTGTGGTCAGACCTTTTTTAATATCGGGGGCTTTATTGTTGTCCGTTTTTACGATGGTCCCATCAAAGAGTTTTACGTTTCTTGTCTGCGGTTTTTTAGAGGAGGTCGCTGTCTTTTTCATCTTTCTTTTTTCCTTTTCTCGCTTCGTACTCTTCTAACATTTTGGCCCACTGATATTCTCCAAGTCCAGGAGGTCTCACAGGAAGATTTACATCCATCACTGTATAATCTTCCGAAGTAAGTCTGATCTCTCGATTTACTTTTTCAAGACCCTTAATCGGTTTAATCCAGAAATCTTCCAGAGTATTGCTCTCCGTGGTCTCAACCTCAAATATCTTCTCCCCGGTGGTATCACAGTAAGTTTCAAAAAATGCTTTTACCGTTGTGGCATCTCGGTAGTCTTTTGACTCGTATTCTTTTTTATGTCTGAGCGCCTCTTCCACTTGAGACCAAAGGAATGCCTTTTTCTCTTCATTCCAGCCTTTAAATGGTCCCTTCTTATTTTGCACTGTTAGTGCAAGAACTGCAATCTTCTGCCACCGAGACATCGAGGTGTGTGCAAGTCTCCAGTACATCGGTCCCTGGTATTCAAGGTTCGGCCACTTAGAAAGGTGTTTCGGCCCCACCGAATGAATCCATTTTGCGATCTGGGCCACCAACTTCACATCGAATCTAGGATGAGTGTCATCTAGTCGCTCTGACAAGTCCCCAATTTCTTCATCGGTCATAGCGGCAGTCAGTGCTTTTTTACCAAGCACAAGGGGAGCAAACTTCCGAGAGTTGAATAACAGATAGTTGTCTCTCGGATAGTTATTAGAGATAACCATCGAGCAAAAGATCTCGGTACTACGAGTAGCATCCTGGCCTTTTCGTTCGATCGAGATGTAGTCGTTCTGGTATTCCTTCATTCGAGGCTCCATCTCGTGATTGTATTTTAATTCATCGAACCAGAGGAAGGTGTTCTCCTCCATCTGAGAATTGAACTTCGACTGGTTGGCCCCGAAAGTTTCTTTCTTCCCATCTGATGCGTTATACTCTCCATGAAGTGCCCGCATAAGAAGTTTCAATCGATTCTTACCAACCCCCGGCATTCCGCAAAGAACTAAGAACACATACGCCCTCTTGGTGAGTGAAGTATATAGCCAAGCATAGAAATAATCTCTTTCCTCTTTGCTTGGAATAATGTGCTGTAGCATTCGGATAATGATTTCAGGCGGCTTTGCCGGGAGTGCATTAAATGCCCCTGGATTCCGCATCTTCCAAAGCTCCCATTTGGCCGGAACATAATTATTGAAATAGGATGCTTCTAGTCCCGTAACTTCGTCCAAAGCCTTGTGTACTCCTGGCTTTCTTCGAGGCATATATTTAGGCACTACGGCCCTTGCGACGGTATTAACTTCTGCCATAGATAGGCCGGATCTCGAAATAAAAAATTGGCCGGATGTGCTTTGATCTCTGAACTCTTCTTTGGTGGTGCAGAAAAATCTTCTAAGGGTCTGGTCCGTCGTGGACTTGTCAACATTGAGTGTTAAATGAGCCAACTCTTCTGGTATTTCTCCCACCCTAGCACCTAGAACCTCTTCCGAATAGGTTTCTAAGAGCTGCTCCATTTCAAATTTATCGGTAATACCATCTAAGACCTCGGGGAATTTTTTTATCTCTTGGCCCAGACCTTTTGATTTGTCTTTTTTCGGAAGTAGATCGAGAAGAGAACTGAATCTCGCGAGCTGTCCAAGCACCTTCATGCGCTCATTCACTTCGGGGAAGGTTTTTCTTTGCTCACCGAGTAC